TCTGTGGCGAATTGGCTTCGCTTGCGTCTTTATACAGGTCGTCAAATATCATCACGTCAACAGTCTTTGATGTCAAAGAACCGCCACGACCAACCACTCTCAAAGAGCCAGTATGGTTTACGATCTCGAACACATCGGAGTTTCGGAGGTAGGTATTTGAGATAGTAACGACATTCGAACCGTTCAATTGCGTTTCCGGGAATACCGATTGATATGCGGGCGTGTCAATGATTCTTTGAACGTCCCGGTTGAAATCCTTTGCAATGGTGGCGGCGTATGAACAGATTGCAATTTTGGTGTCGGGATTCAGTCCCAAACGGAACGCGGGTAACATTCGGGAACTTAATTCGGACTTGCCGTGCTGTGGGCTTGCCTGTACAATTAAGTTTTTTATTTGTCCTGTTGCAAACATTTGGAGTATGCGCATAAATGATTTATGGAACGGCGTTGTTTGGTATGATGGTTTCATATAGGTAACGAACCAATCAAACCGCCGTTTTGCACCCTCTTGCAAAAACAATTCGGGGTGTTGCGTCAAAGTTCGCGTTATTTGCATCGTTTCAATATCCATATTTCGACCAATAGTTATATATGACGAAGTGTTTTGTCGGGAAAAACCGATACCAACCTCCAAAAAATTCGACTTTTAGTTATAATTTCAGATGTTCGCAAGCATTTTCGGACTTCAGTCTGGCCCTGCTTGAATGCGGACAACGGACACAGATATAGTGACCGTCTAACGCTTGATTCCAATGCTGTCGGACTTCCTCGCCCAACGTGCATTCCCCGCAGGTGTGCTGTGCAGGATCAGTCTTTAACTTACGAACCATATAATTGCTCCAGAAACCAACAGAATTCCGGCTGTGATAGTTATATCGTACAGCAACTTTATAAACCTCTCTACGCTTTCAAATCCGTTCATATCACTTCTTATTGATAGCGTCAATTACCTGTGCCAACAATTCGTCCGGCACATTCTTCAGTGAAACCTCCGTTTTGGTTTCGTTCTCCACCTTTCCTGTCAACTCGTTCGTTATGCGGTTCTGCCAGTTGTCGGGATCACGGTTGCACAATGCGAATATAACTGCGGTCGGGTTGGGAAGTATCTTCTTTGTCGTGCGCGACTGCTTCTTGATACGGGGTGCATCCGGGTTGGACGGATCGCTTTCGTATTCAGTCTTGACTTCCTCATACTCTTGGCCCATTATAAGAGTTTTCAGACTTTTCCTCGCTTCCTCCAGAATGCCGTTGTTAGTCCATTCGATAAACGCCTCTTTAGCCTTTTTAACACGCTCTCCAAATTCCCTTTTATCCTTTAGCCAACGATAATAGGTATTGTCATCAATACCCGCTAACTTGCAGGCAGTCTTGTCGCTCTCACCGTTCTCCAGTGCCTCACAGATTATGGTAACACACTTTTCCGTGTACTTACCCTTTCTTCCACGTTTTGTTTCCATAACGAACCTTTAATAGTTAACGCCCTCGTTTCCGGGGGCGTGGTTAATATTCAATCTTTGAAATTTAATTCTTGTTGTCGGACTTCATCTGGCAAAGATATACCAATTTTCCGCAACGCTTCCCTATAAGTGACACCATTATTCTCGTAACGCATAAAAACATCATAGAGTTTTGGGTGTAACTCATAAAGCAACTCAAATCTTGATTTCTTTTCCAAATGGACACCGAAACCACAGAACATACAACCTGTTCGATTGCAGTTGGGGTGATTGTAGATCGGACATATTTGAACATTGAACTGCTTTATGTACTCTCTTATATCTTCCTCTGTCCAGATACTCAACGGATAACTTGCTAAATGATTTTCTTTCCAAGAATTGCAACCACCTCTCATTATGTACTGTTGCATCCTTAACTTACTTTCAACAGCCATTGTGGCAATCAGTGGTAACTCTCCGCTTTCCTTTTGGTATTTTTTTAGTGGTTTCTTTTTGAGAATATCACAACATAGTTCCGAACACATAAACGGCTCTTGAATAAGATACCTCCATTTATTTGGCAACTTTCCTGTTACGCTGTTATTATTCAGTCGCTTTCCGTTTAATCTGATCTGTTTAAGTTTCTCGCTCTTAGTTGTCTTTATATCACGAATATAATGAGCAACCTCCTTGCTAATTAACGGAAAACCTTTAGTTGCTATTACGTTCTTTATGCTTGTTTTTGGACTTATTATGACAACATTTTCTACGGAACGGACGAATTTAACTATTTCCGGGAACTCATTACCAGTATTATCAAATACGCCCTTTATTGACTTGTCAACAAATCTTCTGCATAAGTCCAATAGAACAGTGCTATCTTTGCCGCCAGAGAAACTGACAAATATTGGTTTCTCTGTTCTCGCTTTGAAAGCCTCTATTGTACCGATTGAATGATCTATCTTTTGGGATAAACTCCAACCTTGCATTTCCTTTAATTTGTCAAAGGTCATTTTTTCCATATCATTCCACAAGATCGTCAAACAGTCCTTTCTCTCTGGGTTTTAGTGCTTCGAGTTCTTCCCGGAAAAAGTCCGCTTTTGTCTTTCCTCGTGCCTTGCCTTTGCGGGTGTGTACGTCAAAGGTGTATTCGGGTACTCTCAACGGCTCTCTCCTTACGTCCTCGATCCATTTCTCCACGTCACAATCTTTGCGGTCATATACAAGATTCTGGAGGTGGTCTGCATCCCTGCTTTTACGGCAGTCGCACAATAACAACACTGCCTTGCTTACAAAGATACGTCCTTTCGGTTCTTTCGCATTCTCGTTTACATAACAGTATGCCTTGAACAAAGATTCGATTTCCTTTGTGATTATTCCGTAACAATCCTCTGCGGATATTACGAAAAGTCTGCGCCACAAATAATCCACAAACTTCGAGTGCCAGAGTTCGAGTGCGAAATATCCGGCCACCTTTGCATCTGATCTTCTGATTGCTTTCTGTAATGCTGAAGCAACCTCGTAGAAGTCATAACCGTTCACTGTCTTTAACTGATACATATCGCTCTTTATTTGATGTTACTTAACAAATCTTGTCCAACTCTTTGCAGGTCTGAAGGTCGAAGTGTAGCGGCTTGCGTTCCAACTCGGTTTCTTTGTTGAGTAGTTTACATTCTTGAAGGTATCGTCACTCTTGAAACCTGCGATCATCTGATCTGCCTCCGTCCAGTTGTCACAGACTGCCACCTGCTTGTGAATTTTTCCGTCTGCCTTGCCCCAACCAGAAAGGAACTTATCGGTTGCCCACACATAAATCTTTACTTCTTTTTCCATATCGCTTTTCTTTTATCCGGGAACTGCCCCGGTGCATCGTAATCCTTTCGATTACACAGTAAAGATACAACCGATTTTTTAATTTCCAAAGGTTTTAACTATTTTTTTTGATAAAATCTCGTTTTTTTTCAATCAGAAAGGAAACCCCATTGAAATATTGACCTCCTGTGCGCTTTTCACAATACCGTTGCCGTTCTTGATTTTCACACAGTTGCCAAAATACTTCTTTATCTGGAGCATTGCGTTCAACTCGCGTTCCGTGTTCCTGTACTCGGACAACCCTCCCGGATTCGTGAAAGTGTCCTTTTGTTTGAATGCGTAACGCTTGTCGATCAAAACTAACCTCTCTTTGTACTTCACATATCCACTTATCCAGAAATCCTCTTTCAACACAAGATCGGACGGCCAGAATGTATTGGGCGACTTGATGACACCGTAACTGCATCCTGTCACTCTCTCATTCATCACATACGGTTTGGAGGGATTGTACATTAGCGGTGCTTGGCTCTTGCTGAATCCGAACAAATGCACGTCCAACATCTTCGCTATCGTGTACAGTCTTTCGATAATATGCCGTATCACTTCCGGGTTCGTGAGGTTTGCCGTTGACACTCCCGGCCCGTAATACTGGGGTTGAAACTCAAACACGTCATCGTCCAACATAAACAACTCCCCGAAGTGCTGTACCATCCAGTTTCGCTTTGCAGGTAAACCTTTCACGCTGTCCGGGTGGGTTACTATCTCACATTCGGGGTTAAACTCTCTGTACGCATCTTTTTCGCTTTCAGACACACAAAGTATAGGGTTCGTTACGAGTGCTTTCGACAACACCCGTTCGGGCCTCTTGTAAGTCGGGATTACGATATTCAAAGACATTTCTTCACATCTTCTATTGAACAGACATTTACCTTAAACTCCCTGTTCTCCTTATAGGATCGCATTCGGTTCATCTTCAACTTCTCTCGTAGCCAGTTGCTGTCGATCTCCGATCGTGAAAGAATGATAAATACTTCAGCGTCCTCGTCAGCCATTGGGACTATCGGATATTCACAGTTGCTGTTGTCTATCTGGTCGAACTTCTTTTGGAATTCGTCAACGACCTCTTTCTTTACCTTGAAGTCCTCCATTTTGACACCCCACGATTTGAGGACGTGTCTTTGCCAGACATCTAACTTTTTCCTGTCCCACTCTCCGGCGTGCGTGTTGTCGCGGATCATTATTTCATCTTCCTCCGCTTCAGACAGTCCGGCAATCAGAATAGTGGGGACATACTCCATATTCAGTATTTTGGCGGCTTCCGACCTGCGTTCTCCACCAATAATCACTAACTCGCCTGTCCTGTCTGACAACAGTATCGGCCTTGCCTCAAAGAATTTCGGATTTTGTTCTATCGAATCCGCTAACGCCTTGATTTCCTCCGGCGATCCTTTTCTCGGATTTTTCGGGTTTGGTTTCAAGTCTGCCAACGCCCGGTACACAATCGGATTCTGAACTTCATTGGCGTTCGATTTACCCTTTTTCGTAGCCATATTCTCAAACTTTATGTCGCAAATATAGTCTTTTATTTCGAACCGCTTATATACTCGCGGAAGTTTTCTCCTTTCACTACCCGGCAGTTGCCGTCCATATCACTGACGATATAACTGCCCTGTGGTGCGTCAACAAACATTCCTTTCTTCGTCAAGAAATGGTGCGACACCGTTCCGTCCTCGGCTATTCTTGTCTGTCCTCCACCGACAAACCTGTGCAGTTTTTCCCGGTTACGGTCGTTAACCTCCAGTGCGAACACCACTCCGTCCTGTCTGCAATAGACCATACCCACATTCGGTTCTGGTTCGAAGTGGTCGCGTTCATCGCCGATACATACCGGGTATTTGTTTTCCTCGAACTTGATACGGACGAACAGACAATGCCTCTCTGGATCGTCTTTCAGTTCCAACAGACGTTTTCCTACTCGGCCCTCGATCGCATCCTGCACTGCGGCAATATAGTTGGGATCATTATGCTTTGAGTAATCGGCCTCAATAAAGTAATGGTCGCCTCCGTTCTTCGGCTCGCACACGTTCTCCGTGAGGGATTCCACCATCAGACACAACTCGTAGTCGAATGGCGACAAATTCTCTTTCCACCTTTCCATTTCACTTCCTGTTTATTTTTTCGTTTATGCTGTTCAGCACCTCAATAACACCTATCAGCAGGTATATTATAATACCTCCAATAATCACTATCAACGCTTTCATTTGATTTGCTTTTTGATTAACTCCCAACTCTCCCTGTCAACGACAAGATTTCTCGGATATTCAGTGATGTCATCTTTCGGGACGACAATTGTATAGAATCCCAACTGCCCGGACACTGGCATTTCAACGACACGTCTGGGGTTTCGCATCAGCCACCCGTAACCTTTCTTCGGTCTGTCCTGTACAGGGATGCAGGTAGCCTCCCAATCTTCAGCCGTGAAGTCCTCCACACTCTTGACATCGTACAACTCCACCAGTCCGCAGGTAACTCCCGACATTCTGCCCGGTATCAGAGGTTTCTTTGATGAACAGACTAACACGTCCCCGCGATACTTTGTGTTTCTCGAACGGACTTCGATCGTCTTTTCAGCGTGGTAGCCTCCGTCCTCGTCCCGGTACACTGGTTTCGTCAACAGGTCTGCATAAGGTTGCTTGACCGACAACCCGTTATACTTGTCGTGCTTATCCGGGTTGTATTGCTTACTGTCTAACTGCATAACTTCTCGAATTTAGTGATGATTTCTATTTCCCACGTCCAACCCAACTTTTCCTTGATCCTTAACAGTTTCTTCCGACCGTACAGTAAAGTTGCGTGATCTATGCCGAGAGCCTTTGAAACCTTTGTTGACGGATACCCGCAATCCATAAGTTTCGATCCTATGGCCCAACGGCAGACAGGCAGTGGATAACTCCGCTTTCCGTTTAATATGTCGTCCCTCGACTGCTCACTTGCAGTTTCCATCCGACATATCAGAGTTTCGAGCATTTCGTTAAAGTCCATAATCAGAACGGCAAATCGTCTTTCTCTTTTGCGGGTGCGGGTTCGGGTTCTGGAGCAGGTGCGCCCTCCGGCTTCTTACCGCCCAACAACTCCATTTCCTCGACAACAATTTCAGTGACGTATCTCTTTTGGCCCGCGTTGTCCTCATACTCTCTGGTTTCGATCTCGCCCTTGACAAGCAATGGAGTGCCTTTCTTCACATATTGTTCACAAACTCCTGCCAGTCCAGTACGCTTGACAACTATGTTATGCCAAACAGTCTTGTCCGGGATTTCCTTTCCGTCCTGTGTCGTAAACCCTCGTTTTGTGGTAGCCAACGTGAACTGCGCAACTTTTCCTCCGTCTTGGAACGTGGTTATCTTTGCGTCCTGCCCACAATTTCCTTTCAAGATACAAATATTCATCGCTTTACTTTTTAAACCGTTATTCGTCAAATTTAACTCCGTACATTAAGTATTGCCGTTTACCGTCACTCCAACCGAACTTTGCATTGACAGCCTTGCGATCATCGTCATTCACAAACTCGATCCACTTCCCTCCAGTCTGCGTTTCGGATATGATTCTGACTAACTTCCCGACAAACATACCTTTTGCCTTGAAGTAATCAGAGTTTAGGTTTAACTCAACAATCCGTCTGGTATCTTTCGGGTGCGCTACTTTCGGGGCGTTCGTCAACTTCTTGTAATATGCGTTCTGGAAGTCCTTACGCATCGACCGCCTTATTATCGCTTCGTAGTCTGACATTGATATTCCTGCAATAACTGTTCGTTTCGGTATTCCGTTGAGGCAAATATCCGCATCCTTTCCCGCGTGGGCCTGTGTTCATACTGGTTATGATGTTCAAAACACAGTATCGTCACATTCCTCGGATCGTGGGCCATTTCCGGGTACGCGCCTCTCGTCAAGTTATGACTGACATAAACGGCCGAATACTCTTTCAAAGGTTTCATACATTCGGAACAAACGTGAGGCAAATGCCTCCAACACCAACGGTAGAACTTCTCGTTTTCCTCCGGGGTGTGTCCTGTTCCGAACAAATCTCTCTGCACTGATACGCGCAGGTTATGATCCATTGCGAAGCGTTGGTCTAACAATGGCTCGAAACCCTGCTCCCTGCAAAGGTCATAATCACTGCGGGTATCAATAGCAATCAGTTCCATTACTCCGGCTGTTCTCCGAACAATGAAAGTTGGGCCTGTTTGCCCTTGAACAAGAACTCGTACACCTCACTCTTGATCGACTGGCAAATCTTTTCCAGTTCTTCCTCGAAACCGAAACTGATCTGTGACAACTTGATTCTCGGAGTATTGATGCAGGTCTTTAGGCCGTTGGGCGTTTCAAAGACTGCGGTCACGATTACTCCGATATTGTCATCAGTGCCAGACCACGACACACCGCGAACGTCTATCTTATCCAGTATCTCGTTCGACAAGTCACGGGCCATATCCTTTTGTGCCTTTGACGCTCCGAACTCCTTTGATTCGGCAAGTGTCAAGAATGAGGTTGTATTGAACACTCGGCCCACAATCGAACGCAGGTCTTTGAAAAGTCCTTTCAAATCCGGGTGCGGATCACTGTTGCGGGTTTCCTCGCGGTCGATAATTGACGGCTCATTGTTGATAACTTGTGTGATCTGATAGGACACTTTCAAGCCTCCGTTCTTCTCGATCTTAACTTTCGACAGGTTGAAGTCCTTTTCCTCCGGGACTTGCACGTTTTCTTTTTCTTTACTCATAATTGTTATTTGTTTGTTTCCGCTTCCGGCGGTTCGGGTTCGAGATACTGTGTAGCCAACTCAACAAGTTTAGCCAAATCTTCGACTATTGCTGTTTCTGCCGGGTTGGCATTTTCTTTTTTCTTCTGGGCGAGCCAGTTCTTCATATACTCCACATAGAAACTTGGAGTATTGTGGAACGTCAACTTCTGGACGTTTGCTTTTGATTCTTTATCTGCCATATTACGCAACATTAAAAGTTATTTCGATTAAGAGAGGTTCTGACGACCACTGGACTTCAGAGAACCATTGTTTCGGCAACTCACTGAATTTCTCCATTGGATCGTTAGTAACCCAGATTCCTTGATGACGATTCCGCTTCGGAACGCTCTCGTAGAAATAAAGATTGCCGTTCTTGTCACGGGCGACAAAACCAGTCTTTGTGTGCATATCAGAAATCGTTTTGATTTAACAACGAACTTATTTTCTCGGAATTTTCGTTCTGCGGCTTTTTCTCCACTCGCTCGGTAGTTGTATCGTCTGAAGATTTATCTTCGATTGTAGGGCAATTCTGCGCCTCCTGCGCTTTCTCTTTCCCTGCCTCTGTATCTGCGGGTTTTTCGTCCGGGTACTCCTTGACCTTCAGTTCAACCAGACCTTTCTCCAGTAGAACAGGCAGACACCTCACAACAGCCTTGACATCTTCAAGTGCGTTATGCGCGTTGAAACTCGATCCGGGGAAACACCTCGAATAAAGTTCCTCCAGTTTCGGGAACTTTAACCGTCCCTCCTGTGTCCGTGCGTCAACCCACTTCATCGAAGATCGCATCGTGTCGATACGCTTTCCCTTGAACAACGCTTGCTCGACATCATTCGTATCGTAGTACGTCTGTCCCAACTCGCGCATTATGTTCGCTTTGATTACACTGGTGTCGAAATGGATATTGTGACCGCACAACAGACTTGCCTCCAGACAATCCTCAATAAAGAGATCAGCCACGACTGCGAACGGTTCTCCGTTCTCCATAGCGAACTCTGTCGTTATGCCGTGTATCGCTGTTGCCTCGTCCGGGATTCTCCAACCCTCCGGCAGTATGATATGATGTTCCTCTTTGTCTTTGAACTTCCAAGCCAACGAAACAACGTGCGGGTACTGATCGTAGTTCTCCCACCAGTTCAGACCTTTGTCCACCGTACCTGTGGTTTCAGTATCAAAGAACAGTATGTCGTTTATTGTAAACATATCAAATCAATTTTGCATCTTCAACATAAACGGACAGGTTCTCTGCGGCAAACTGCTTTACCCAATCCAGATACTTTGAGAACTCCGCTTTTGACAGCCTCGATACGAATATTTCCTCGTCCCAATCGGCAGTCACTTTTGCGTATTCCTGCTCCAGATATTCGTGAACCTGCTTCGTGGATTTACGGTCGCCCAGTTCAAAGAACGCCGCTTGTATGGTGGGAAGTATGTAATTGAAGTAATAGCCGACCTGCGCCTTGCTCGATCCCTGCTCGTATGCCTCAATCTTCACAACAACCCTCTCGCCCTTGTGTTCAGCGAAAAACTGATTCAGTCTGTCCATCGGCAAGCGAAACTTGCCGTCAGTTCCTATCAGTCCGCTTTCGCTTATCTTTTCGGTTTTCATAAATCCTCATTATTAAACGAAACTTTCAAAACTTCTTCGCAATCTAATTGAGTGTTATCATTGTAAATTACAAGAACTTTATTTTCCTTTTTGTCGTAAAACAATGATTTAACTTGCTCGACCGCAATTATAACGGTTTGTTCAGTTGTAATAATTCGTATCATATCAGTTCGCTTTTGCTTTCGGTAACAACTCTTTTTCCAGTTCCGGGAACTCCTTGCAGACGATCTGTGCAACAGTCAAGTTATATGCCTGTTTGCAAATCTGCTTGATATACAGCCTTTCTTGGCTCGGCCTTTCGCTCATTCCGTCCAGTATCAGTACATACTCTCTCATTAACTGGGAAACTGACAGGTTCTGCAAGTTACCTATCGCGTGGGCCGGAACTCTCTTGCATATCAACTTGTAGTTCTTCTCAACCTCCTTTCTGCTCTTGATCTGTTGCGTCCAGTAGGCGGCCAGATTGTCTTGGAACTCCTGCATATCCATAACGTCTATCACGGACTTTCCTTGCAGGGCCTTACATTCCCGAACTTTCTCTGCTATTGCTTTATCCATTGCTTTATGAATATAAACCCTGCCCCGGACAAGTACGCACAAACCGACAAATAGTTTAACCTTTATCGTGTCCGGGGCGCGGGTTGTTACTTCTCTGTGTATTCCTCAACTCTCAATTCTTCTTGACCTCTAACTACCTGCTCCAAAAAGCCTTGATAGCCGTTCTTCTTGGCAATCTCAATAATGGTCTGCAATCTCTTTGCACCCAGACTTTCCCCGCGAGCAATTCTGAATACCTTGATCTTGGGATTCGAGGCAATTATCAACTTCGCGGCAATCTCCATTGTCTGACTGTCCGAAACCTTACCGGGTACGAACGGAACTCCGTTCAGTGTCAGTCCGTCATCAGAGAATGACAAACCTGCGATCGGCAACTCCGACTTCGTTATCAGTTCGGCTCTCTCCTTTGCCAGACTTTCGATGTCTACATCCATTTTGTCGGCTTTTGCCTTGATTTCCTCGAACTGCTTTTTCTTCTCGCTGTACTGGACAACAAGCGCGTGTTTGCGGTTGTGGCTCTCTGCGTTCTCTATCAGTCCGGGAACATCTGAATTTTCCGGGTTGTTTTCCTCGTATTCTTTCAGCCAGTTCGTGCAGTTATCCAACCTCCTTTGGGATTCTTGGCGGTCGTTCTCGATCTGCTCCAGTTCGGTGTCAAGTTTCTGCTTGGCTTCAGCACGGTCACTCTCTGCTTTCCTCAACGCATCCTCGTATGCTTTCTTGGCGTTGGCAACTGTTTCCTCAATGGAGGCCAGTTCTGAATCGCAGTCACTCTTTGCGTTCTTGATCCTGTCATCTATTCCGGCCAACTCCTGCTCTCTCTGTGTCTTGGCGGCTCTTACAGTCTTGGCTTTCTCTATCAACTGGGCGTTCAGTGACTGTTGCTCCATTAGTTTGGTAACGTCTATCGGATCAGCGTATTTTTCAGCGTCCCCGGCCTCCAGTTTTGCACCACTCTCGTTCATCAGTGTTTCGTAAGTCTTTACATCACGATTTACTCCAGTGCGCTCCGTTTTGAGGTCTGCGACCTCCTTGTCGATTGCTTCAATACGCTCCTTGATATTGTCGGGTAACAACGACTTGACAACTGCGATCTGCTTCCTGCGGCCCTCGGCTGTTTCCGACCACCTTGAAAACTCGACTGCATCGAAGTCTTGATAGCCGAACAATCTCTGCAACATCGTCACGTTGTTGCTCGCCATTCCTGTTGACTTCTGCTTTATCGTCAGTGTCCCGCGAGGGTTGTTCTCCGTGAACGACAGGGAAACATCGAATTCCTCTCCGTCATCGCCCACAACCATTTTTGCAAAACCCTTTGACGCTCCGTTTCTCAACACCTCGTCCCTCTCCCCGGTCAGCAATGCTCCGATTGCTTTCAACAGGGTTGACTTTCCGAGTTCGTTATCCCCGGTAACAAAATACACATTGCCGTTGAACTCGGCCTCGAACTTCTCGATCACTTGGAAGTTCAGCAATTCCAGTTTCTTGATATACATTCCGTATCGCTTTAATTCACTCCGGGAATATGCCCGGTCACTCTTTGATGCCCAACCCAGATTCGAACTGGGAAAAACAGAACCAAAACCTGTTGTGTTACCGTTACACCATTGGGCAGTTCCATTAGAAATTATAATCGTATTTCTCGTGCGGCTCGGCGTTGATCGTGAAGTACATTCCGCTTGCACTGTACCAACCTCCGTCCTTGTGTTTGCGTATGGTTTCCAGACCGTTCCTCTCGTCACTCTCGAAGTCCCACTTTTGCAGGTCATTGTCAAAGTGTCCGCAGAAACCTCCGGGAACGAAACTTGCGTGCAGTTCTTTCAACGCCTCCTTGTTCGGTGTCGCTTTCATCCTGCGCACAATCATTATCCTGTCGCTCTTTTCCTCAATGATCTCGTAGGCGTGTGCGTCACTCCACAAATGCTCGGTAGCATAGGCAGTTTCCTGCGACATTATCTTGTGGAACTTGATCGTTGCCTCGTATCTCTCAACCTCTCTGTCGTACTGTCTGAAAATCAGCCACAGCGTTTCGTCACGGTGTTCGGGTGCGCCACTGTTCTTGTAGTCGAGGAACGCTTTGTCCTTTCTGGACTTCAGTATTGCCAACTCGGCCTCTAACTGCTCGACTATCTCTGCGTGATTGTACTTTGTCTTTGTCATAACTCTTACAATTTTAGTTCCGAGTACCGCCCCGGTGCGTTGCGTTCATCATTGAATGCACTACAAATATAAGGGTAATTTTTTATATTCCAAAGATTTCACCTATTTTTTTTCAAAAAAAGGGAATTTTCTTCTATTTCGGGCCTCCAAATTACCGTACCGCTTTTCAACGCCCGCCTAAATGCGAGGTCAGTTTCCTTGTGTTGGCCCAAATAGTGCCAGTGCTTGAACTTGCCCCGCTTGATCCTTATTAGGTAGTTAGGAGGGTTAACCTTGACTATTACCGCTTCAACTTTATTCATCTTTCACAGGCAATCTCTTTAAGTCATCAATCAGTATATATCGGCTGTCCCACACTGCACAGCGAACCAGTCTGGGATCGCGGTCTGTCGTGCGATCATCATCCGGGATAACTATTGCGTCACAAGGGAATTTATATCCGGCCTTGCATTTGCGCCACCTTACTTTTCCAACTTGTTCTATTTCGATTTTAGCGTCCGGGTGCGCAATATCATAGTGGCAAACAACCTGCCTCATTCTTTCCAGTTTGTTTCCAAAGTATTTGCACTCTTGACAAGCCTTTGAACCTACATTGATAATCTTCCTAAAAGGGCATTCGGTTGTATATATTACACCGACTTTTCCGAACTCTATTATAGCCATATTAACAACCCATTACGTTATGACTACCTACCTGTTTGCCGTATAGAGCAAACTTTTTCTCGATCATATCCTGCGTAAACACCTCGCAATCTTCAGTGTACCAACTGTTATAGTCGCCGTCATACCCGGTCGGGAATTTCTGGGCAATTTCCAGTATCAAATACGGTCTTTCTAAATCCCACCAGAACGAACGCTTAAACGCTTTCAATGCACCTCTTTTGGTTTTATGATACCCGGTTCTCGGATGAAACCAGAAATGGCCGTTTTCGTGTTGCTCAACAAATATAAATCGTCTGTATCTGGAATCCTTAATGAACTTTACAAGTTGAGAGAACTTGTCCGTCCACAATACACAGCCACAACCTAAATGGTGTACGGCCCAACCAACGACAATCCTTTTCTGGTACTTGTCATATTGAACAGTCATATAAGGGATGCGAATGCGCATCTTAATGACAAACAGCCTAAAGGCACTAACTTTTCCTATCTCATTCATAATTCAATCGAATAAACTCGGAACAGGATTCAACAGACGACCGTTCCACTCGTCTAACTCTTTCTCCATTTGCCTTGATATTGTCAAAGCCTCTGGACTTTTGTTTCTGAACCAACGGTTCTGATTGTGCCTCAATGTCGCAACAAACTTGACGTACTGTTGCGCTTCCTCCGGGGTAATTGCGTTCAAATTATGAACTTCGGGCAACTTAATTTCCATAACTCTTACTTTTTGTAATCTTCAAACTTTTTACACTTCGCAAATATTACTCTGTTATTAACCCACCTTTGCAGGTCTTTGTATGTCTGGGAACAATGCTCTTTATCATAGATCATAATGTAAGGCCAATAACCCATTTCCCGCAATGTGTATATTCGTTCCAAATCTTGATCCAGTGAACTGGTATGGTTAACCAAACAATACACGATTGCTTTATGAGAATGAGGACTGAACCTGCTGATCTTTGCATACATTTCCAGTTTAGGCAACACTAAACTTTTATCTTCATACCGATCCCACGCAAAATGAATATCCTTTAACTTCAGCAAATTTAACGCTTCCGCTTTCTTCTCTGTCATCAGTCTTATATCCAACCCTTGATTGAATTCGACTGTTGCTTTCGTATCAGCCAACTGTCCTAACAAATCCTCCCACTCTCGACAAGCGAGTAAATTGGGATCATTCAGAACAATGTTTTTTTGTCCATTCCAAAACTCGGAAATATCAGCGACTTTTACTGATCTCTGTCCCTCTTTGGGAGCAACGTGACAAAATGCACAACCTCGCGGACAACCTCTTGTCAAGAAACCAAATGCGGTTTCTTTTGTGTACATTGGATAGATTGAATAATCCGGGTATATATGTTCGACTTCATTGGGTAACGGCTGATCCTTTTCCCGGTCGTATCTCTCAACTCCGTTTTCCAGTCTTATTGCGTAACCAGTTCCACCTCGAATTATCTCGTCAGCATTTATTGAAAGATCGTAGTCTGGAGAGAAACTGAACACCTTGCTAACATATACCCTGTCGTATCTTTCTGTAAAAGGCAAATACCACTCGACACTATCTCCCTGCGCTTTATGAAAAGCGGACAACTTCATCAGTGCCAAATTCGGGTAATTATGATGATCAACGTCTATCAGACCAACTCGCATCTTCAGAACAATTTTGTGTATTCTCTTTCGGGCAACTGTGCCTTAACCCACTTCGTTTCGTTAACCAGTGCATATCGGCCAAAGTGCATTATCAGAATCGCGTCAGAATTCCACAATGTAACCTTTACCGATTGATAGAGTTCCTGTGCCTTTTGAGCGTACCTGCGCTTTCTTTCGGACTTTTCCTCGCGCACTCCTTTCACTCGCAATTTCAGTGAGGTCTGCCACTTGATCGGATGCACCATAACATACGGAATGCCGGACGTTTCTATCAACGCTTTCAAGTGTTCAAAATTCGCCATTAACTTTTGTATGCGGTAAATCTTTCCCATATTGGGTTTGCCGTCCGGCATAATCTCAACGTCATCGGGCCTTACTGACAACTTTTCCAGAAAGACAATCGGTTTGTACGTCTGCGCGTAGTATTCCAACAGGTCTTTGAGTTCCGTGATGTCTTTCGGCATTTTGACGGCCTTGACTGGATCGCCCGGAATGAATATGGCTATTCCTCCATTCGCTCCCGGATCAATTCCTATTACACAGGTAATATCAAACGTCTTATCCATAACTCTTACTTCAAGTATTCTTCAATCTTAATTCCTCGCTCCTTCATATCTGATAACGTCTGCTCCAAAACGCGCTTACGGGCCACGAAATACGCTCTGGTCTTGACATCTTCATTCTCAAACTTCTCACGTTCCAACTGCCTAACATCAGCAACATATCCTTTGCATCTTGCATCGAACACAAGTTTATCCCACTCCCTCTGCAACTCGCTTTCCTTGATGTCGATTTCGGGTGCTAACTTCACTTCTCTCAACAGGTCGTAGTAAAGCATTTCCCCGATCGGACTGATATATCCCAACTGCCCGGATGCAACAAAATCATTGTACAGATCAACCAACCTTTGTCTGGTTTCATTCTGATAACGTCCCTTTTCCTCTGAACTCATTTCAACTCTCTCTGCCGGGGTGCTATATGCTTTCGAAAAAACATTTGCCCTACGCGACTTGTAAGCGTCCAGAATCTTGCAGACGTACTCCGCATTGAATCGCTGATAGTGTCCCCGGTCTGCTTTGCCGTTTGAGTTCTTGGGCAGGTACTCGTCCAGTGCGCCAGTCAAACTCATTTCGAACGCTATTCTAAAGTCTTTCAAAGTCAAGTTGTCATAATAGCGTTTCAGAATCTCGACAACTCTCACGACAGTATAACCGAAGTCTGCATCGTCCGTGATCCTGTAACCGATGTCTTTACAGATGAAACGCAGGACTTTTGACAGTTCGGCTGTCAGTTCGTTTGCATCCATTTCGTAGAATGGCTTGGAGGCAGATGCAAGAAACACTGCCTTTTCCACTGGCTCTAACCGGGCCATTACCTCCGGGCGGTTGAGCATTTCCCTGCGAACGTCAACTGCCGTCCTTTCCGTTCTCAATGCAACTTCATTCATAAACCATCGGCCATATCGCGTAAATACTCCTTTGCTTCCTCTGACAACTCACAACTGCCTTGCAGTTTCCTCAACTTTCCCTGTTCCATATCCCTGCGCATCCAGTTCCTCGCAGTCGCTATCCAGTCGTGCTTTTTCTTTCCTGCACTTGCAGACCAGTCGGCAATACTGCTATAATACCAGAATATATCCACGTCCTTGAATTCCGGCTTGTCAAACTCTGCGCTAAATAACTTATAGTCATAGAACTTGGACTTTTCAAATGTACACAATTTTTCTGAAGTTCCACGCTCTTTTGCCGGACTAACTACCGTTATAGTCTGAAATTCGGGATCGTCAGAGAATAGACCGCCAAAGGCGGGTTTATTATTAGTATCAACAGAATTATCAATAATATTATTATTGGGTGCTGTTTCAGTAATACCACCCGTTGCTGTTTCAGCCATACCCTCGTTATTCTTTCGATAACCCCCCGTTGCTGTTTCAGCAACACCCTGTCTATTGGCTACATAATGGCAATACTTTACTCCAGAAACAAACAATTCGTGTTTATCTATCAACCCTCTCTCAATAAGCCTGTCGATTATTTTCTTTGCGTTCTGTTTCGTTACATTCAGCGCACTTGATATATACGTCAACGAACCTTTGAATTCGGTTTCTTTGTCTTGCGTGAATCCATATACCAACGAATAACACAAAAGTTCATTACCAGATAAACCTAATTCAACAACGGCAAATCCCGGAACCGTTATCCAATTTTCAACCTTGAATTTATTTGCCATACTCATAATTCAATGCCAAAATGGGATTCCAAAAATTGTTTTGTGTCAATCGCTTGTTCGGGAAAAAGACCCCCCCCGGTACGGATTAAATATTCTTCTTCCGAACGGCAAAACAAACGATAAAAGAAACCGTTATATGCCGACCCGTTTATATGCCATGCAAATTTGTGGTCTTTATGCGCATCCAAATACTTTTGATATGCTTTGATATGAACTTTAAGTAACTTGGGGTATTTTTCATAATCCGCCAAACCAATATCAGATTTAAGCGGACAGGCCAAACAACCCAATCTACGTTCGACGTGGAATTTTCCTGTTTCGTCATAATATACCGGGGCGCATTTAATATTGCGCATTTTGATAAATTGTTCCACGTCTGCATCGGTCCATTCAAGAATGGGAAAATATACTCTTACTTTATCTTTGTTTGGATAAACGCGACATTCTTCCGGTTCCGTATAACGCTTTGCGCGTTTTATTGATTCACAACGGCGGATTCCTTGTATTGCTCGGTCATACGTTTTGTATTCTTTCAGTTCTGAACAACAAAAACGACGCCATCTTGACGGCATACCCTTTGTTTCTAATAAATGCGTAAATGTCATTCGCGGTTTCAATATGGTAACGCCTTTTTCCTTACAATGTTTGATGGTTCCGGGCGGGTCAATGGTCGTGTTCTTGTATATGGCTTCAAATGGTATTCCGGCCATCTTTGCCAACTCCAATATAACGTCCGAATCCTTGCCGCCCGAATACGATAATTCAATTGGTCCATCCTGTGGGATGGATTGCAACAATTTGATTGCTAATTCTATTTTTCTGTTCAAATCCATATCAAAAAGAAATTCCCGGTAAATGGGCCGCGACGCACCAAATACCGGGAATCTTTTGCCACATTGTGGCGTTGTATCCTATCCGTTGGTCGCGGTCAACGTGTTATGTCGGTGCAAATATAACTATTCGTTTTTATTCTGCAACAATAATGATAAATTTTCTTGCGGGTGCATAGCGTCCCGAATCTCACTGCACCTGTTATAGTTTGCGATGCAGGAAACAACAGGGTAACGTGAATTATCTCCCGGCTTATTGCTCTTTGCAAACTGAACAGTCAAGTCAAACACCGTATTAGTAACAGTTCCGTACATCGTCTGGACTGCATCGAAACTATCTCGGATATTCTTGACACTGGAGGCACGTCCCTTTGTCGAGAACTGCCACACTCCGACAACTCCCCGGACTGCCGGAACAATGAACTTCAGTGTCAGTGTAACGTCCCAGTTCTCCGAACCCTTTTTCGTGGGGTTCTTTGCGGCAATCTGGTTCATTATATCCGGGTAGTCCTTAACCGAATAGGGAGCGTACTTCTTTCCGTCCCAGACTTCAAAGGTCTGCCCGTCACCGCGAGCAACAAGCGCACCTTTGTCATCCCGGTACTGATATTCCTCCTTGCACACTTTGGCCGGATCGTCATCCGGGAAGATAACTTGTATCGTCTGCGGCTTTTCTCCGAGTGCCTGTGTGAACAGGGTAGCATATTTCCCGGTCGGTCTGAAGTAGTCAAGTGACTGCGGATAACCCTTTTCATTCTTCATCCCGATATGCAACCGCCCGATTTCGGGCAGTTCCAACATCGAGGTTTCTTCGTTTCTAACAATTCGACCGCCCATAATCAAAACTCCGTGTTATCGTTCAACAAATTCTTTTTGGGTTGTTTTTCGCTTTTTTCGCCTGTATCGCGTTTTCTCTCTTTCAGTGAGGGTTGCATCGGGCTACTGGATTTCGTTTGTTCTACGGCCTCCGTTTGGGCCTCATTTGCACTCTCTTTCGTTTCCTTGCTTTCGGGGGAAACTGCGGCTTCGTCCGGGGTGTCCTCTTTGGCGTTCCTCTTTATCAGTTCAGCCAGTGACAACGTGAGGACGTTATCGTCAATCTTTCCCTCGTCCAGACTTAACTGTCCCCGGACGATAGTCAGAGTATTATCACGCTTCTCGTCCTCGATCTCGGCTAACTTCAACAGGTAGGGTATCTTCTGCGCATTAACGCTGTCGGTCTGGTCTTTCAGATTGTAACTCGGCTTTGTTCTCCAGTCTTTCGGACTGAAGTTGAACACTCTTTCGATCTCACAACCCACGAAGTTCACGTTCCACATCTCACGATACAAGTGCAACTGAATCTCGTGTTCCTCGTAGAATCCTTTGCGACCACTCTTGAAGTCAACAATCGCAGTGAACGTCTTTCCAGTCTTGGGATCAGTCATAACACACGGCATATCTACGCAACCTGCATAATGACAGGTGGGATGCACCAGACCAATCTCGATCGCCATTGGTTTGACGTTATAGTCCTTGACAAACTGCGCGAATGCAAGAACGTCTTTGCGTATCTTCGTCAGTGAATCGCCGTAAAATTTTTCCGGCAGGTTCTCTCGCTCCATATAATCCCTCAACACCTCCGTCACACTGTCAAAATTGTAAGTCCTGTTTATAATCAGACTTTCGAACTGCGCGTGCATAAACGTACCGTATGCGGCGGCGAGGTCACGTTTCTCCACTGCTCCCTCCGTACCGTTCTCGATCATCCACTGAATAAGGAACGGACTGGTAGGCATTACCTGTTTCAGCAAGGTCGTAACACTGGGGTAGAACTCCGGCTCTCCCTGCTCATTGAATCTGTAATAGTAACGATGACCGTCAGAGTTCAACTGGTACACTCTGTAAGGTGGCTCTTTCAGTGCATTCGCGTCAAAGAACAACGACTTGATTTCCTCAACCGTCATTCCGGGAACAATCTCTTTTTCCATTTTTCGTATCGCTTTTAATTGGTTATTCATTCGTCATACCCAACAGGAACTCTGCGGAACAGCCTGTCATTTCACAGACAATCGGAATCCAGTCCGGGTTGATGTACTTTGTAACTCCAGTACACAAGGCAGTCATATTGACCTGTCGGCCCGCATCCGTTGAATCGGGCCACAGCCTTGCGCTGATCTCTTTCTTCTTTACTTTCTTGCCCTCGCTGTTGGCACGGGCAATCGCTTCATTGATTCTTAACATACTTTCTTCGGTATAATGGTTAACTCACACTCTTTATACTTCAACGCTCCGTTTGCAGTGATCTTGTCTTTGGCCCAGTCGGGTAACTCCAACAACATCTTTCCGTCATCGCCAATCCTCAACTTTCCAAAGGCGACAAAATTGTCGTCCGGGTTCTGCGTTGAAAGAAAATCATATAAGGGATATTTCGCAAGCAACTTCAAGAGAACTTCTCTCTTGCTGTAATTACTGACCTCTTTCTGATAGTCTAACGAGTTCTGCAAATCTTCCTCCAGTTCCTCCACGAGTTGATCGTACAGTTCTTCCTCTGTCGGCTCAACGTCCGGGCGGTCAAATTCCTTTCTATCTTCGTAACTGCTCATAACACATACTCTGGATTATGTTTCTTGAATAGACGAAAACTCACGAACAGGTTAACTGCCACAAACAGATACCACCACAAATGCTCTGATTCTCCACAGGCAAGAATGAAACTCACTGCCAGATAGATCGAACTAAACTTTTTCATATCGCTACTTATTAGTTACCCGGAAACCGCCGGATCGGTTGGGATCAATCCCACTGCAAATATAATGCTTATTCTTTAATTAACAAACCTTTTACCTATTTTTTTAAGGTTTCTCTTATTCTTTCATAATTAGAAACTTTGATCGTAATAATCACTCCTGTAACCCAGTCCCAACATCGTTCCCCAGTCCTTTGAGGTCGTTCCTCTCTGAACCCAACGTCCATTACTGCGGAAAGTGAACTCAACTATTCCGTGATACAGTCCGTCCTCTTGAACAACAACGTGTTTCGGGGACTTGACTTCCTTGATATATCCTGCGGATCGGTCTGAATAATACAGGACAGTGCAGGGCATTCCGACTTCCGGGATCAGACGCGGATGCAGTCTGTCACGTTTCTCTCGCAGTTCGTGTGCCTCATTTGACAGGCTTCTGTACTCGTTTTCACTCCACTCGTTATTGTACCAGTTAGCGTCCTTTCTTATTTCCTCCTGTCGCTTCTCTATGGCCTCTAAACGGTCAATTATCTTACTCTTGTAGTCAGACCATTTCACGTTCAATTCACAACTCTTTTTCATCGCTCTTATATTTATGGTTATTTAATTCAGTTTGACAGTCACTTTCTCAACAATATATCCGTCTTTCACTACCAGACAGGAATGAATATCCTCTGTGTCATTGATAGCGTAGGAAACACTCTTGAACCCTCTCTGTGCGCGGAGGATTTCCTTGTAGTATGCGTCCGCACTGAATACTGTTACCTCACGATAGTTCTTTGACATCTGGGGTTGATCCATTCTGAACTGCTCCATTGTTCCGGGTTTTAAGCGTTTACAAACTCCAAGTTCTCCATTGACTGAAAGCCACCTGCATCCAGTATCGACTGGGCCACTTTCTTTGTTCCGAGAACATATACATAACGGTCGGTCTTGAATTTCAGATACCCTAATCCGGGAACATAGAAAGCAAATCCACGACTGAATGAATAACCCATAATCGGATTGATTCTGAAGTCCACGTTCTTGACGTTTACTATCTGGACGCTTGCATTGATCTTCTCAATATTGACAACCTCTTGTGCTTTCTCGATCATACCGTCAAAATCCATTTCGGGATTTTCACTCTTGCACTCTTTAGCGCAGTCCAACATCATTTGGAATCTCTCGCTCTTTGTCAGTTTTGAATAATCTGTTGTCATTTCCGTATCGACTGAAGTTCCGAGAACCGCCCCGGTGCGTTGTAATCCTCATTGATTACACTGTAAAGGTACGCATTTATTTTAATCTACCAAAGGTTTTACCTATTTTTTTAGCCAAAAAAGTGATTTTTTTTCGATTTCAGCCTTTGAATAGTACCAATCAACCTTTATTTTTGCCACGACAAACTCAAAATTCAACGACTATGCCAGTTCATAAGGTTCAAGGTGGGTACAGGTTCGGACAATCCGGCAAAGTTTACCCGACAAAAGCACAGGCCGAGGCACAAGCGCGTGCGATCTACGCATCCGGGTACAGGGAAACTGGAGGTCGTGGCAAAAAATAAGGGAAACTTTCCTTTTATTTCCCACAATTACCTATCTTTGCCACGTCTTTACACCTCGTATCGCTCCTACATCGGTATTCAGACGGCAACCCCGGATTCGTCCGGGGTTGTTTTATTCATCTTTCTTCGAACGTGTATGACGTGCCTTAATATAGGTAACTACCATATAGATTAATATGCCTCCAAAAGCGAAGAGTGTAAGACCTATCATAAAATAACCTTTATTCATATCTCAATAGTTTAATGAACGTAGAAACCTATTCGCAGTCCTCTGCGCAATCTGCATATCACTTTATCTTCAGTGGAGTTGAAAGCACGATCCAACAGCCTGTTCGTCAGTTCGATGTCAGCAACCAGTTTAACAAGTCCGTTCACTCCGACCAGTGTATTTATCTTTTGGCCCTCGTAAATTCCAGACACCTTGATCTTGAAATTCCGATTGATCTCTTTCTTTGTGTAGGTTAACATATCGCTCAAATTTTGCTTCGCGGAAACAGCCGCGTCTGTGCAGTTCGTTATCGAATACACTGCAAATATAAGGCAGACGGATTTAATTACCAAAGGTTTTAACTATTATTTTTAACCTCGCAGTTAATTTTTTCGATTTTTGCCTCTGTTGCGTTATCTTTTGCGCTGTGGTAGTTGGTACGTCTAACGTGAGAAAGTCCGTCAAATCGAACGAAATGGCCTCATATAACGCAAAACAACCCCGATTCACATCGAGGCTGTCAAACACTGATATTTATAAAAAGGATTATTATGTAAATGCCGAGGCAAATATAATCACTTTTCAATAACGATACTCTCAACATTGACGATTTTCGTATGAGGGTTACGGGAAACAACTTCCGTTTCTCTGTCGAGTATCTTCTTTGTTTTCCAGAACAGGAACTTCTTATATCGTACCGTTTCAGACAACAGCAACGATTCCCGGTTCTCCAGTGTCCCGGTAAACTCGCTCTCTGTCAGCAACCCTCTGAAGTCATACCACTCGTCCCCACACTTCACACTCACTGCCGGGATCGGTATCGAATCCCGAATGACAACCGTGTCTTTCGGAACGGCCCGCAGGTCTATTATCGTCTGCGCTTGCGCATCATTAACGGCAGTCAAGTCCCGGTTCTTTGCTTTCAACTCCCGGATCAGTGCCGCGTCATCGGCCCTGTACTTCTCAAATTCTTTCTGTGTCAGTTCAAGCGACTGCACTTTAGCCGCATTCAGCGAATCCCTCACTTTGTAAGTCTGCACGTCAGACAACAGCGTTTCCGTGTTGTTCCTGTATCGCTCAACGTCATCAGTCAGTCGCTCTATTTTCCGATCCTGCACGACAATCTGAATCGACATCAGAACTATCAGTGCCACTATCGCTATTGTTATATACTTTTTCATTTTTCACCCATTGTTTCCAACATTGTTCAAAACCTTTCGCTCTCCCGGCTGTGTATCAAATATAACAGGCAACGACAGCCAACAATATTACTGCAAACATACTTTTATCGGAAAAAGAAAGGGGTTGTTACACCCCTCTCGATTCTGGACTGCCCGGCTTACGCTTTCTCCCACTTGTCAGTCGAGTTGTAGGCCCAACCCTCTGAAGTGTTGTCGTAAGATACGGTTTCAATCACACTTGCGTCAGCATAAGTGAGGCACAGGCCCTCGCCGACACCCTCTCCCTTGTAGGAAACAATGTAAGCGTGCTTCTGCTTGCCAGTTACTTTGACAACCTTGTCGCCACACTCCAGACCGTTCAACTGCTCTCCAGTGAGTGCAGTGATGTCTGTTACCTCCAGAGCAACTGCGCCCTTGATAGCGGCTGTCAGAATGTCTGCCAGTACACCACCTGCATCAATAGCACTACCCTGTCCGGCAATACCCTGCTGAATCTTGTTAAGCAAATCCTGTTTTGTCATAACGATACGTTTTTGATTACTGAAACAATTTTCTCTGGCAAATATATAAACAAAAGTGAGTTATCCTACACAGGAACACTCACTTTTTTCAAACGATCTCGAAGTATGCCTGTCGGCCTCGAAACCTTATTGTCCGTAATAGTCCCACATCACGTTCGGTTTATGCTGTGGGGAATCGTCTGCGTGAACGTAAGTCTTTCCGATACCGATACGGTTGAATCCGGCTTTCAACAGCGCATCAACAATCTTCAGTCGGTTCTCGTAAGAGTTGCAACGAATATCCACTGCACAACCCAGTGTGTGTGAACTCGTGCCTTTGCGTCCGTGTGCTATCTCATATTCCGGGGTGCGATATGCACTGTTGATAACAAACGGAATCCCCGCTATGTCGCGGGCCGTGTCCAGTCTGTTCATCGTTCCCTGTGCCATATCTTGCAGGGAACAGGGCGGGGTGCAACGCTTGAACTCCGCTTCATTGAAATGCTTTGCCTTAATCATTGTCTTTGCCGTCCATATCTCCAACTTGAACTGTCGTGTCACCGTGCGTCAGTTTCACTCCCAGTCCCTCTCTGATCGCTTCCCTCAATACGAACAATGTCGCAAAGGCAAACAGATACCCTGCGGCCTTGAATATTGAGGGATCAATTACACAGTAAGGGGGAACTAACGCTGAAGTAACGAACAGTCCGATCGAAACAACCAGACATATCCACAATGCGATCGTGGTCGATAAACTAACTCTCCGTGTCATTGCACGGAACTCCCGGATTGATTGATACGCTTGATCTTTCATATCTTTATTCTTTAACTGTACCCTCAACAAATTCTGAATAACCCAACTCAACCACACTCCCACTGCTTCCTTTCAACGCCGGATGCAATTTATAAAACTTTCCGTTTTCAACAAAGGTGTATTTGGTTGTGTTACTATTTCCAGAGAACCGAAAACTGGTTTCCTCATATTTGGTATTGGCAGGAACTATCGAAATGTCAAACTCCTTATTTGACGTCATTCCCTGCACAAACACGATCCCCAAATCATCATACTTTTGGAACGGGATTTCTTTGTTTTCATTATAATAACCTTTGGCCGTTTCGTCATAATCTATTGTCAGCGCAAAGGATTTGAACGTACCATTTACCGTGTAATTCGCCACGCCCTGCACAATATCCAATGATGCGTAAAATGTTATATATGGCGTTGCGGTAAACTTGACATCCGTTGTTATCTCGCCCAACGAACCCGGAATATAAGAACCCGTTACCGAATAATGGTCGGCGGCTAACTTTGTGCGTTCCCCGGAATTAACCACCGTTGACGCGCCCGCGCTATTCTTGAACACTAATTGCACGGTTGACGGTAATGTTTGCGATATAGCAAACAATATATCTTCATTCGTTACCGCTTTTGTGGCATACATTGAATTGCTTTCAACTAACCGATAATCTACAACGAAATCAACTAATCCGTTGTCTTTTTCTACGGTGCAACCCATTAATAGGATTGCACCGATGATTGTTTGTATTGTTCTTTTCATTTTTGTTCGTATAATCAGTATTATTACATTAACCTTGTTAGTATATCCCAGAATATAATTATTGGGGCAACTCATATCTCTTTGCAAATTGCAGAGCCTCTATATATACAATCGGGACATCGGTTAGTGTGACACCGTAACTATTCGTATAACTTGCAAGTCTATTCTGGCTTTCAAGTTCAAATGCGTGACCGCCTGTCGGTAATACCCTATACTCGCATTGTGTACCGTTGTTTCTCATCATATTAAAGACATATTCTGATGAGCGTGCAGCAACAGCCGATGTGTCTTGTGGTGAAACAAAGAACTTAAAAGGCACACCAACTCTTAAATGTAAAGCATCATAAACAGCAGCCTCGGCAGGTAAACTTGCTGTACTATATGCCACATTAAACTCATCCTTCATCATTGTTGCAGCGTCAGGCAGTTGCTCTATCATTTTCCAAACAGGTGTAAATTGTGCAAGTATCTTATAGTTCGTTTTCAGATAGGCAAACTCTGTGGCAGACATCGGATTGTTATTTGTCCAAGCCACTTGGTCTGCGTTTGGCAATCCCATATGTTCTGCTACGAATTGCCTATATGATGCTCCACCCATTGCGTTCCACATTGCAATAGGATTAAATCCTCCTGCTACGGGGAAACACGCAATTACTGGAATAATGCCATTGTTAATGATTTCAAGTGCCATACTTGCACCCATAGAACGGCCACCCAAAAATATGCCGTCAGTACAGATGTTGTAAGCCTCAACAACCCAATGATAGGCATTTAGATAACACTGCAATGCCTGTGGAATGTAGAAATGCTTATTTACATCATCATAAGGGTCACCCTCTATATCCATAACCGCATAACCCTCACTTAACCAATATTCTGGCTCCAATCCAAAATTTGATGCACCCTCCGGAAAGCGGTTCGACTGATAAGTGTAGTGAACTCCTGCTCCATGACAATAAATAATTAGTCTGGTTGGTTTTCCGCTGTTTTTATATTGTTTCGGCAGAGCCAGTATTCCGTAATCGCTATAAAGATGCTCACTGTCTTGGAGTGTGGCAGTCTGTGCATTATCAGAATCAGGATTTGAAACATTTACAGGAATTTGTAAGGTCTGATAACCATTACCAGTGGAATCAACATCTGTAGGCAATATATTAAACCTGTAAGGATTTTCACTAAATACACCTATTGCCGTTACTTGCGGAGTAGGCATATCGTGTTGTCCATCATACAAAATTACTTTAAAAAATGCAGCATTGATAGGTATCAAAGAGGAAATATCTTTGGCTACATTAGCAACAAAATCATTAATCCAGTCTGTTGCAGATATTCTGGCGTAGTTTTTATCATACCAGACAACGGCCACACCGTTCACACTCGGCACAACGGTTGTTTTTAGTTGCAATTTTCCATCTTTAGGAATTTCTGTAAATTTTGTTGAACTATAATTCTGTCTGCCTAAAAAAGTTGCAGATGCGACAAATTGGCCAGTACCTTTGCTCAAAGGTACCATCTCAAGACCTATGGGGATTTCCCTTTCCTGTTCTTGTCCCATATCTTTCTTAATTATTGAACCAGAAAACAGGAAACCACCTCGGACTGTTCTGGAGTCACTTGTGCCACAATACAAAGGCAGAATGTTGTTTCTGTTTTTGAGATTGCTGAAGGTGTCCACCTTGATGACATAAACTGAGCCTGTAACTTGCAACGGCAAATCCAAATAAAGCATAGTATTTGCAGCATCATCAATTACATTATCCTCACTTGACTGATGTGTACCATCGGTTAGATAGTGATTTTGAGTAGTATCTGCAATGTTAATAAGAGCCACTTTTTTAAAGTGAATCTTATTATTTTCCTCATAAAGATAACCGTCTGGCGAAATGACTATTTTATAGTTATTCAGATTGAGAACTGAGAAATTGCGCCAATTATCGTTATTAGTCCAATCTTCCACATCATCGCCAACAAATTGTTCAATTATCCAACCCGTACTTAACAGATAGGTAATATTTAATCCGCTTTTTCGGTATGCCGTTGGAACGACTGAACGGGCCGCGCTTGCGCTTTCGTAAGCGGCTGAACGTCCGTTAACGTCATTCACGTTCACGAATCCCGAATTGGCAATTTCAATCGGGGTGTTAGTCCAAGAACCATTCCACGCAAAAACGCAAATTTGGCCTTGCCTTACGGTTATACTTGTGCCAAAGTTGGCGTAAGTCCCCGCGCCACCAATGTAGAACACATTTTGGTCGGGCGTTCCGGGGGACGTACTCGGTGTTGCAACTCCCATAAACTGATACCCAACGGTCAGTGAATTTACAAGATAGAGCAAATATTGTTGGATGGTTTCGCCCTCAATTTGTTTTGCGTTATTATCCCACGCGGGCAACGAATGGTCTGTGGGATTGTTTATAATATCCAATAATTGTGCATAATTTCCGGCCATAATCGTATGTTTTAATCGTTATTGAAATCGTTATTGAAATCGTTGTTAAAGTTACCGCCCGTTGGTACAACGTACCCGCGTCCGATTTTCTTTGCCACCGTTGCCGTATCAAATTCGGCTTCAACGCTTGCAACGTCCCCGTTATCTTCCCATTCGGGAGTAATCAGAAAAGTGTCAAGACTATACGTTTGTCCTCTGTACGTCACTCTGGCATAATCGGCCATTCTTATAAACCGCATTACGTCCAGAAGATACTCGCTTGCGAAGAACTTGAAACGATAGTGCTTCTCGCTAATCTGTTTGATCGGAAAGAAATAACCGTCCCGGTTCTCGCCCTCTTCCTCAAACGGGTACTCCGGCTTTGCGAGATCAGAATCCAGATAAAGAACATTATGAAACTGCGGGTTCTTATAGACAATCGTTCCTGCATCCATATCAAAATCTTCAGTGTCCCACCACTCGATCTTCAAGTAAGGAGTTATGTCGTTAACCACTGTGAATATCTCGCTGAACCATACATTCACTCCGTCAGACAGTCTTGCATAATACTGTCCGTTATTGAACGCTGTGAATATTGGGAACTGTCCGGGGAAAACAATCACGTCATAATCAGTATCAGTGATCGTCTTAAAGGTCACATAAGAGGCTATATTTGACGTATAATCGCCTATCTCTGCCCCGTCCTTATCATATACCTTGAACGATGCGATCGTCCTGTGTGCCGCATCGTGTGGCCTCATAATCTGAAACGGCAATAGGAACATTGCCTGTGTGAACAACGGGTAAACCCTGCCATACACCCACCACCTGCGGGCGTTCTGTTGCTCTATACTTGTATAGAATGGCAACACACTTAAATTATTATTCGGTACTACCATAACTATAAGCCAGTGTAACTTTTGCCGATCTGCTTGACAAATTTATAGACATTTTTTGAATTTCTCCGTTTCCGACATTTGTTTTTATAAGTTCAAACAAGTCGGGATCAGTGAGTGTCGGGAATGTAACGTCCTGCACTCTTGTTTTCTTGATACTCCTTGCATACTCCGAACCACCGTCATCTCCCTCTTTATAATACCAACAGGGTAGATCGTAATTCAAGTAGTTTTTCTCCAGATAGGTAAACGACAACATTCCGTTCTGGATAAAATAACCCTGCGAAATATTGTAATTGATAACCTGCATCTGGTTATTGACACTCAACATTGCGAATCCGTCCTGTGAGAAACTACTGGCGGCAAGCAACATTAGGTTAATATCGGTGCTGATATTCTTGACAGATATGCTTTCCTTTTGTCCCTTGCTCACGAAATTCGACAACATTACTAACGGCTTTCCGTTGAAATATGCGGTTGCGTCATCCATCCACCCGAACTCATATCGCTCCGGCATTGTGGATTTCTCATACTTCCACTTACTCGAACAATAGGCCCAGTCCTTTCCGTTCCGGGTAACAATCTCTGCCGTCAGATCAATGCCGACACTCGGACTGCCCGAATAACTGCGTCCGTTAGCGAAATAGTCCACTCTCTCGATTCTGAACTTTCCGTCCTCGATGAACCAGTAAGCGTTGAACATATCCCGCATTGCATCCATAAGGGTTTTGAGTGTGACAGGTGCTTGATAGGCAGGCTGATCGTACTCCGACTTCAGTATGTTGCTCTTTGGGGTTATGTACAACGTCTGTTCCAGAAGCGTTGTCATCAGATAACTATAACTGTTAGTCAACTGGAAGTCCAGTGAGGGATCAATCGCTTTTACGACAACATCTATTGCGCTTGCGAATGAATAAGCGTCTTTGAGAACAATCGGTTTGCATCTGAAGTTATTTGCCAGATTGATCAACGACCACTTTGAATTATCCATCCAACAGGAAACTTTATCCCAACTGTTACGGGATATTGGTTCAAAATATTTTTCTTCCACCATTTGGGAACGAGGTTTGCCATAGTAACCCTGCGAAACTCCGTTCTTATAGAACTGGCCGTACTGGTTCGGTTCGTCTTGGAAATGATATGCAAAGACAACGAAACCCTCGAATCCAGTCTGCCCGCCTCCAGACACTCCTAACGGCTCTCCGTACTTATACCCGGTTGTGTCCGTTATGTCGGGATCGGGCAACAGGTAGTTCTGCGGATCAGTCGCCGGGCCGACATCATTAACCAATCGTCCCCACGCTTGCTTCGATGTAGCAGTACCGCTAACAGTTGTGCTTCCACCTCCAACTTCGTCCAGAGTGAAGTTATAAGGCAGTGAACTGAACTCTGCAAAATACAAAGCATTATTATCTGAATCATACAAAGTAACCCAGTCTGAATATACACCGACATCATACTGTACTCGCTCGACAACAATGCGATAACCATTCGTATATCCGTCCCGGTCATAACCGTAACAAGTACCTGCAAAATCGTCATCCATATAGCCGATATAGACGCCCTTCATTGCTTCAACTGGTGCGTCATCCACCTCCAGAATTCGCATTTGCCTCAAACGGCCAAACTTGTAGGTGTTCCTCAATGTCGTGTAACCAGTTGTAGGAGTAGCCTCCTGTTCCCAATATACACCCATTTGGAAACAGCCGATAGTGTTTGCTCCCTCAATATAGAACTGAAATACGGGACGTTTCCAATAGTTGATCCTCGCCATTTCCGGGGCGAGTTGTATCAAATCCATTTCGTTCTCATAACCCGCCAGTATCTTCGTGTATTCGTCCTGCACTGTCGGGGTGACGATGCAGGTTTCCGAATCGCTGTCAAACTCACAATCGGTCTTGTAGAATGTACCTCTCCAGTATTCAGACCACAAACCTCCCTGCTTGTACTCAATACGGAACAGGAAAGTCGAATCAAAGTACGCTTCACTGATCTTCTTGTAGTCTTGACGGACGAATGTCAATTTGCCGGAAAGTTTTGCCCGGAAAAACCTCTGTCCGTTCTCCTTTGTGTACTCTTTCGACAAATCCTTATAAACGGGATTAACGGCGAATTCAGTTCCGCCGTTAATACTCATATAGAAACGATATTGTGGGTTCATATCAGTTCAGTATTTTGCGCGTTAGGTTCTTGTAATGGATAACCACGTTTCCTTGTCCGTCCACATACCGGGTTGAATCTCCCTGTTTGCGGATCGCGGCCACGTCCCTCTCCAGTCCGCTTACGTCAGTGCCGGACATCGTGATTGCATATCCGGCCATTGCGGCGTTCGCTTTTTGGTATTTATCGGCAAAAGTGCCGTCATTCAGTGAATTTATCACGTCTGGGATCACATTTCTGTACTTTTTTGAGTTTTTTCTGTTGATAACAGCAAAGAATTCGCCTCCCTCGGCCCGTCTGCGCTTGCGTGTGCGCCTGTTATATCCGAGGTCGATGTCGTTACCGCTTGCGTGACTGCCACCTTCCAGTAACTCTACCGTGCCCTCTCCGTACTGCTCCGACTGCCCGGCTACCTGTGCGGCCTTGACTTTAGCCATTGCGAATGATCCCCACATCGTTCCGATAGCGGCCAGTGCCAGAATCGGGCCAACATAAGGAATTCCGGCCATTGCGGCCCAAATATTTGCAGAAGCAGTAATCAACGAACTTGATTGCGTCAGTGTGTCAATACGCGCTTGTGCTTTCTGCGCTTTCTCTTTCTCCTTTAACGCTTTCTGTTGGTTCTTCTGCGCGAGTTCGAGTTCCTTTTGGGCCGTTTCAACCTCGTTTGCGTAACCTGCGTTGCGTGCCTCTATTTCTGCATCCAGAACTTGCTGTGCGGCTTCCACCTGTTTGTTTGCGGATTCCAGTGCCGCATCTGCGGCGGCATTCCACGAATCAACAATCGAACTGATCGAATCCTTAATGGAATCAATCGCGGTATTCAACGCACTCTGTTGCTCTGAATCCAGTCCGATACCTAACAACTCATAGAGGTTATTATAAGGCAGACGTTTTGTTTCTTTCTCGATAGCGGCTATCGTATTAAGCAACGTCTGTCTTTCCTGTTCCGTCATAAGGTTTCCGAACTGTGCGTCAAGTTCCAGAATCTTTTGCAACCTTTCCTTTTCAAGTTGCAGTGAGAACTGTGTTTTTTGACGCTCATTCTTGTCAAGCAAGTCAAACTCTGAAGCGGCCAAATCCTGTTGTGCATCCAACAACATCATTGCACGGTTCTTTGACAGGTCTGCGGTTTGCTGAAGAATGATCTTGTCCCACTTTGCGTTTATATCGGCCTCACTTTGACGGACATCTTCCGCTAACTGTCTGTTCTGTTGCAGTTCGATCTCTCGCTGTTTGTTCAGCAACTCCAGACGCAGGTCGATTTCTTCCTGCGAACCCTCCTTTGTTGCATCAATCCTCAACTGAAGTCTGGCCGCATCAGCATTCAACTGATCCAGTGTGATGTCGCTCTCCAGTTCAACGAGGTCTTTACGGTACTTGTCGCCCAACAACTCCATTTGGTTGTACATTTCCTCACGTTGGGTTTCCGTAAGGTCACGTTCGGTAACAAGAGCGTTATTCAAGTCCTCGATCTCTCGCTCATAGGCAATCCTCAATTCCTCTCTGCGTTTAGCCGCACCCTCGGCCATAAGCGACACTTGTAAATCCTCTGTTTCCCGGATAGCGGCCATACCTAACAACGAGTATTCATTCCTCAAATCTTCGAGGTCACGTTCCAACTTTATCTGTAACGCCTTAATCTGCTCATTGATTTTCTTCCGGGATGCAACAGACAAATTGGCTTCAGTCTGGAGTTGGGTTTTCAAGTCGGCAATCTGACGTTTGGCGTTTGCCTTGATCGTCACTGCCTCTCTCTTGTATGAATCCTGTATGATAGCAATACGCGCATCCTGCGATTTGCGCAGTATATCCGTTTCGGTCTTGGCTTGCTGACGGGCCTCGTTTCTTCTCTGTAAGAGTTGAACTGCCCTTTCTTTTGCGATGTCTGCACCCTCCGTCCTCAATCCTACGGCAATATCCACCTCACGGCCATAATTGTCTATCTGGCCTTGAACGGCCTCGATTGCCTTATCTATCTTCTGCTTCTCGACCTTTCCGTCCAGATCAACATCAACACGCAGTCTGTTCTTTCCTGCGGCCTGTGCCACTTGCAGTTGCTTCAATGTCTTTTGGAGCGTTTCGAGTTTCTTCTGGTTAACGTCCTGTTGAGCAACCTGCTCCTTATAGTTCTGCATCTGTTGGTCGTGGGCCTTAACTCTCTCGTTATAGATTTTGTCCTCAATGGCCCTTATTTCCTCATTGCTTGCATTCCTTGCTTTGGCAATCTCCAACTCGTTCTGGAGCGTCTGTATGCGTTCATCAGCCACTTTCTTCTGTGCCTCTGATATTGCTTCCAGATAGTCCAGTTCGGCGGCTAACTTCTCGTTCAGTTTTGTTTGCTCCTTTGAGGCTTTGTTCGATCCGGCGGCAAAGGCAACCAAAGCACCGACAACAGTTATCAGTGCCATTGCAAGAAGAACATACGGGTTAGCGGCGGCAACAATATTGAATGCCTTTTGTGCGATTGTCGCTCCCTTTGTAGCGGCCGTTCCCTTGATCTTGACAAGTCTTTCGTATGCCTCGGCTTTAGCCAGTGCCTTCGACTGGACAACACCGATTCCGACCATTATATTCGATTCCTTCTGGAGTGCAGTCTGTATGGCTGTCGCTCCCGAAACGATACCTATTGTCGCTCCCAGTCCCTTTTGTGCGTCTGACGCTGTTTCGGAGTTTGCCCCGGTCAACTGCAATGCGCTGTTGTAGGCCATCAGACCACCTCTCGCCGCACTGGCCGCACCCATAGTTGCATCCAGTTGGGCGGTATCACTCGACATTGCCTTGACTTCCTCTTTCGCGTCCATCATTGCGTCTTTGAGTTGTCCGGCTCTCTGGGCCATTCTCTGATATTCCTCGGAGTTCTGCTCGCCGTTCAACTTCATCTGTGCCATTTGCAGTGTCAACTCCTGCAACTCGGTTCTCAAACCTTTGGACGCATCCGCATAATTACCCACGTTGAGGGTATGTTTGCCTGTTGCCTCCTGCAACAGTTTCATTTGCTCGTATATGGCGTTTGTTTCTGCCTCCAGTTGTCTGCCCGCTTCGGTCGCTGTGCGTTCCTCGGCAGACATTTCATTTAGACGAATCTTATTCAGTCTGTACTGGGCAGACAGTTTGTTATATGAACCCTCGGCAGACGTATTGATTTGGGTTATCAGTTTGTCGATCTGCGCTGATTCTTTCTTGGCGGCATTTGCCTCCGCGAATGCTTGGGTTGCTTTCCACTGTGCGCTTGTTATGTCCCGGTATTCGGTTACGAGTTTATCAGACTGCTCCGTCAGCAACTGAATCTGCTTTCGCTGTTCTTCAGTCGCACCCGAAACTCCCTGCAATCCTTTCGTAACCTCCTGCGCTGATCCTTGAATCTTCTGCTTGGCGGTTTCGTAGGTAGCAATCAACTCCTTAATTTCCTCGATCAACTGCTTTATCGAATCGTCTTTCTCAAACAGGTCTGAATATTTTATAGGGTTTCCTCCGGCCATATCTTTATTTTTTATGAATTTGCCCTGTATTCAATTTTCTTTCTCGCTGTGGTAGTTTATACGTCCGCTTGGGTTATCTTCGATTCTGCGCTTTCCTTTGGGCCTCATTGGCTCTCTCCTGCACGAAATCAAAAGCGTTGTAGAATTCCATAACAGAATATTCCTTCGGTTTGACGTGCAACTGCTCTGAAAGCACCAGACAAAGGTTCTCAAACTGACGGTCAAACTGTATCTCTACACTCTCCGGCCCACTGAACATCTTGGGGTTCGAGTAAGTTATCAACATTGTCGTTAACTTTTCAACAGCCTCGCTCTGCATCGGTTCTTTCAGTCCCTCGACAATCCCTTTCAATACTTCAAGCGTCCTTTTCTTCAACAGGTCGTAGTATTCTTTCACGTCTGCATCATTGAACAGACGCGGGAAATACAACATCAGTTCAGTGTCGATTTTTTTTTTGACCGAATCCAACTGGTCGGTCAACTCTCCTACGGGAACATCATTCAGTATCGCTGTTATCTCGTCAAGTTCCGCATCCGTTATGCCGAACTCCTTTCCGTCCACTTTCGTTACCAGTGCGGCAAACGACTTGTGTTTCGGACTGGTTTCGTTCTGGATCATAAAGACACCTTGACGCAGGTTCTCCAGTTCTTGTATAGCCTGTTCCGGCTTCTCGGATGCAATAAACCTCTTGGCTTTCTCTAACTTCTGGTCAAATCCTGCAATGTCAGAACCGACACCCGCATCAACCAGTAACAGTTTCTGATACTTGTGAAATCGCACTATCGGCAGTTCGTCAATAGCGTCATACATTTCCACTTCGTGCTTCCCGATCTTTACTTTCACCATAGTTCCCTCGTTATTATCGTTGAACAAATCGGAACGAGAATGAATGAACATTGCCTCGTTATCAGACACAAAAGTAATGAAACAACGACACAAGTCCAAAAAGACGTACAGAACTTACACATCAAAAGTTCGTGTATAAGTTCTGACGGGGCGTGTACCTGCATCCATTCAAGTATTTTCCACTTGACTGCCAGTGATAACAGGAATGCGGCCGTAAGTGCTACGACCGCTACCCAACAAACAAAATCAACTATTCCGTGCATAACTCGTCATATTCAAGTATGCCCTCGAATCGGAAACCACCGAACGGGTGCATAAGATACTGGTTGTCTATCTCTGACAGGGTGTAACCTTTATAGATGTTTTCGGCCCTCTCATAGATTTTCGTTATCTGAATGCGGCCTTTCCTCATTACGAAACCCGAACGTCCGTTCAGAACTTTCAGTATGTCCGCTTTCAGTTTCTCCGTGTTTCGGTTGGTCTTTGAGTTATAAACTCTCTGGAGGTCAAACCAAACTATCAGTCCGAATGGTGCTTTGATCTGACGCGCCCACGGCTCGACATCAATCGTCTGCGGATCGTCCACTTCAAAGAACGAAAAGTTCCCGATCTTGGAATCGGGCGACACTTCGATATAGTCATTCGGGCCGTGTCCTCTCCACCCTCCGCAATACACGTTCGGGGTTATGACTTTCTTGCCTCTGATCTCTTTTATCAGTCTTTGGGAACGGCCGAACGCCGCATCCAACCAACTGACGTTATCATACAGTCCCTTTTGCAGTTCGCCGATGACTTCATCCAACATTACCGCGTTCGGGATTACAGGTGCGTTGTTATCCATTCAACATACGTCTTAACTCGTTCAACAATTCATCATAAGCACCCCGGTCAATGAATACGGCCATCCAGTTTTCGTTCGTCAGTCCGAACGTCTGCAAACCGTACTTATCAACAATCTTCTGTGCATATCCAGTTGTCGGAACAATCACTATCTGATCCGGGCCGTACTGAACTCCCAGTTCATCGTGAAACTTTCCGTTGATATACAAGTTCGGAGCGTCCGGGTTACGCTTTGCGGTATAAGGGTAACTGATACCACTCTGCTTCCACGCCGCGTATCTCCCGGCTGATTCCACTGAATAGAAATAGCCGGACGGTTTCAAGTCCTCTGAATAATACGGGTGTATGTCCTCCCCACTTGAAGCCTTGCCCTCGAACAACTGGTTTCTTTGCAGTTCCATAATGTCGTCCGGGAACTTCATCAGTACGTCACGCAGGATCGTCCCGCTTTCCAGACCGTCCTGTATGGCTGTTACTTTAGTGAGTAAGTTATTCAGAATATCCATCCGGCTTAATTTGCGGCTTTCTGTGACGTTTTCTCTCGCTCGGTGGTAGTTGGTACGTCCGAACGGGAGAAATCGCATTGTGCGCCAAATTCGACAAAATTAAACAGTCCTGTATTTCGGGCCGTTATTCGTGCATTGCAGACAAATCCTGTCAAGACCTCTCGTGTCAAGTGACAGTGCGTTGTATGCTTGCTTCAGTTCAAAACCCAGACCGCTTGCACGTCCCTGCGGGTTGCCGTCTATCTCGTACAATATCTGGTCGCGGGTAACATTCGTCTGGTTTCTGTTGATCCTCACTTCCGGGTTCATCGCAATCGTTCTCAACACGTTTGCGGCTACCTGCTTCTGAATTACGTTGGCAAATATCTGACGTTGGGAAATGATGAAGTCTGTGAGGTCACAGCCAACTGAAATCTCAACATTCAGACCATAGTTCATTGTGTTTGTGTAGTCAACCTTTCCAATATCGAACATTTCCGGGTATTCCGCAAAGTCGGCAGGTGCGTGGATTCCGAACGGGGATACCTGCAAGTATTTCGTCAGTTGCTTCCACGAATCAATCGAACCGCCAAGACAGGTCTGACACGGTTCGGCACTCCAGTCCTTTGATACGTTCAGTGCCAACATACCCTCCGGCAGTTCGTTCTGATTGTAGCATAAGAACCACGCACCTCCTGCATCGTTTCCGTCTGATATGTACGGCAGGAAAAGCGGCTCGTCTGGAGTAAACCACTGAAAACCTCCCTTTTCGTTGGTGTAGTTCAGCGTTACGGTCTTGATCGGTGCTACCTGTGAGGAATGGAACAGGTACATCTTCACGTCACCTGTCGCTCCAACCATTTGCAGTCCGATCTTCTCGATCTTCGTGGTTACACCCATTGCGCGAACGGGAACAATCTCGAAACCGACAATCTTTCCTCTGGGATCAATAGTCGCTTGCAGTCTGGCCGCACCGTCAAAGAACGTCCTGCGTTCCAACAGGTTCTTCGTTTCGCGGGATAGTTGCTTTATCTCGATGAACTTCTGGACTGCGGTATTGATACCGTCAAGTGTCAACTGACGTATGTAATCCGATTCAAAATGATAGACCTCCCAATTCGGGTTATCGTCTGCGGGTTCTGAACCGACATTATTCTCCTTTGCCTTCCAGACTTGGTTGTTGTGTCTGACTTTCCTGTTCTTCTTGTAGGAAACTTCAGCGTTCCACTCCGGGTACTTGAAGAAATAATCGTCCGGCATAATGCAACGGATATTCTCCAGAGTGACAAGCGGGTGTGCGGCTTGGAATGTCAGACCGCTTTCCGTTACGCAAAGGTCATCGTCAATATACTTCTGTGGGTTGTAGTCCTGTTCCCAACCAACAACCTGCATCAGTGCGGCTTGTATTTCCTGTAATCGTATCATAGCAGTTAAAATAAAAACGGGGGCGGGGTGTTAACCCGTCCCCGCTTGATTAGTGTTTCGATCGTCCGTTAAGAGATCGTCTTTGTGTTCACGGGATCGTCCTCGCTGTTCACTACCTGTACAGGCTGTGCGAACGGGTTGGCGTTACCGGGACTTGCAACCTCGATCTTGATGATCGGATTGGCAACTGTTTCGGGATCGCTGTTATACGCTACGAGGAACGCAATGTCAACGCTGAATCCGAAATACTCCTTGACTGCGCAGGTCATATCAGCACTTGCGTCACCTGCGATGCCGGACTGGTCGCCGACTGCGGTGTAGTAGTGTGATCCTACGGGGAGGTCAATGAACGGCAGACGAACAACATCCCACTCGTGGAAGTTGGCACGGGTACGAGAAAGGCTCTCGCGGTCAACTCTTGTGAGTACACCCACGTTACCGTCAGCAATGACATATCCAGTTGCGAATACGCCCTGCTCGTTAACGATATTGTTGGTGTAATGGAATACCTTGTTGTCATACTCCAGACGCTTGTTAACGTCATTGTAGATGTCGTGTTCGGCCATCTTGCGGACAAGAGAATCCAAACCTGCACCACCAATGACGTGGAGCATTTCGGGGTATGAGTTGGCTCGCATCATTGCATTCATATCGGACAGGAACTCCATTCGTGCGTTCCACGGAACTTGAACAGAGTTGGCTGTTACGGTATAGTACAACTGATCTTGGAACACCTGTGTCTTGTTTGCCTCCAGTGCGGCGATAGCCTGTACGTCCATTGCGGTTGCAAGAGCGCGGCAGACTTTCTCCATCTTACGGGCAAAGTCGTGTTCGTATGAAATCTCGTTGTTACGATACAACTGGGGAACCATTGTGAAGCCAACGGCCAGTGTTACCCAGTTCACAGTGAACAGGGCAGAGGTGTTCTCGTCATCCCCGATCACGCAAGAACGGACGTTCTGTACGGTTACGTCCCCGTCATAGTTGATAACGGGAATCTGCACTGTGTTACCAATGCTCTCGAAAGCACGGTCGCGCAGGTTGGGGTTGATGATACTGTTTGCGGCGTTGGTCTGCTCAATGAAGAAATCCAATGCGCCATACTCACGGGGACGTGCCATATTACGGTCAAACTCCGGGTTTTCAACACGCCAGTTCTGAAGTCTTGTTGCAATAAGTGACATGATTTTCTTTTTTTAGATTGTTGTTTTATTCCGGGGTTGGCCCTTACCCGATTGTTATTCTCACTTCTTTGGCAGAGTTTTGATAGTGTCAATGTTGTCGGCCCACGCCTTCTTCATTGCATCGTCAAACTCCTTCGAACCATTGATCAGTCCTTGTGACATCAGTTGCTTGGCAAGTACTTCGTATGCCTCGTTCTGTGTCCTTGCTCCCGACAGGTCGGCGATCGCACCGCCTCCTTGACCGCCACCTTGACCGCCTTGCGATCCTGCTCCTTGCTGTGTCCTCTGGACTTCAAGAACTCCCATCGTCTTTAACTCCTTTTGGATCAGTTCAGCCGCAGTGTACGGTTTAAGGTTGGTTTCCGGGTTGCGCATTGTAACGCCATTCTGGCTGAAAGATAGAACCTTACCGCCGTTGCCGTCATCAATATATTCCGGGGTGTAACCCTTTACCCTTTGAATGGCTTGTTTCTTCAGTTCCACAATCGCTGTTTCCGGCAGATTGGCAATGAACTTCAGTCCGGCAGTTGCCTGTGAAAGTTCTTGGTCGATCTTCACGTTAAACAGTTCTTTCTGGTGAGCAACCTTGTCATTCTCATACTTGGTGTTCAACTCGGCGTACTTGTTCTGTACGTCCTGCAAGTCGGCTTGTGCCTTTTGCAGTGCCTTTTTGGTTTCTTCATCGCTTCCACCCTTTGCGATGACACCCTCAAGACGTTGTTTCTCTTTCGTCAGTTCCGCAATCTGGGATTGCAGTCCGGCGTTCTGTCCTGCTTGGCCTTTGAACTCGCCAATAACCCTTTTGGCGTAGTCGTAGGTCTTTTCGCCACCATTCTTCTGGATTCCAGATGTAGCCAGAATATCGCTGTCCAGTCCGTTGTATATCTCACTTGTCTTGTGAGCGATTACTGTGTTTTCATCGTTCTGGGACATTTCAACGATTGCGCTGACCTGTTCATCACTCAAACCCGCCGTAGTGGCGTTTCCTTTCAATAGTTCACTTGTTAATGCCATAATTCTTAACCCTTTGAATTAGTTTGTCTTTTTGCTCTCATACCACTAACTCCGTATCAAACGAAATCGTGGATTACTTTTCACTCTTTTTGGCTTTGGTCTTGCCGTCTGCGGGACTGTGCAAAATCAAAATGGTGTAACCTTGCTTCAACAGGCTTGCGCGAACGGAAGTGTCAAAGGTCTTTTTGCCGAATTTCTGCAAACGAGGTCTTGAAATCTTCTGTCCGTTGTTTCGGTTGTACTGTTGCACCTCGATTACGCAGTGATACACGTTTTCCTCACCCTTTGGAACAACGTAGTTCTCTGGTGTCAACTTTTCGATAGGCAAGTCGCGGCCGTCTTTTGTAATCATACGATCTTTATTTTTAGTTAAACATTTGCCGGGGCAGGAATCTGCTCTGAAGCATACTTCCTCAACTCGGCGGTTATCTTCTCAATCTTTGACTTGTAGTCAATGGCGTTACCGAATTCGAGAATATTCATATTCTCACGCTCAAACCTGCGGATATATGCCGGGAAGTTCAGTTTGATACGCATATCAACTTCGTCCACCAACTTATCCTTGAACATATCGGTAACTTCAGTGCGTGTCAAGTGTCTGTACGGTTCGAGTTCGGCAAGTATCATCATTCGCCTCAACTGTGTCGGATCATTCCTGTACTCCGTTTCGAGTATCTGATTATGCAGGACGTCCAACTCCGATTCGCTTGCTCCGGCGTCTTTTGCGGCCTTGTATCGGTTTCGGAGTTCGTCCGGGGTGTACAGGTAGAACTCTGTTCCGTAATTCACTTTTGCGGACAGGAAATAACGTCCGTAACGCACTTTACATATCGTACTGTCAACCCACATTTGCGCCGCCTCAAAACCTTTCTTGATACGGTTCAATACGGTTGTCACACTTTCAAAGTTCGCCCGGACTTGCTGTTCGTTGAATGCGTCACGGTTGGTTACGATTTCATCTTGACCGACAACGGCCGTTATGATTTCCTCCCTTAACCGCTTCTGTTCCTCAACATTATAGTCCAGTGCCTGTTTGTCAACAGTAAGCAACTGGACTGGGTTCTTCAAGTCGGGTATTCCTTGCTGTTCGTCCGGGACAGGAATCTCAACGAATGATCCTGCTCCAACGATCCTCTTGTTTCCACATTTGGGACACCTCAAAAGCAATCCCGCCATATCCAGACGATAATGCCCTTGCTTGTCCTTTAGGAAACCGCCGTCACAGTAGTCGCCGTTTTCTGCGTTCGAGTAGTCGCAACTTTGCTCATACCCGGAAAGAATCGGATATGCACCGTAAAGGTCTAACTGACGTTTCGATATGTGAAAGAACAGAAACCAATCCAAACTCTCCAGTACGGCTGAAAGCGGACTTGCTTTCACGTCCGGCTCTTCGATTGATATTGGTTCATTCCAGAAGAAACGTGCGGGGCAATAACCGATGTCGTGCTTTGCCTCAAACTCCGGCATTCCAATCAACTGTCCTGTGTGCTTCTTGTCATCCCACACGCGATAGGTTTCATCGTCAAGAACGACAATCTTGTCGCGTCTGCGGAAAACAATAAAGTCCATTACTCCAGTTGTAGGATCGGCCTTGTAGCAGATAACGTCATCAATCGGCAACCAATAGAAATAGGGTTCGGGAAGATCGCCCTCTTGCTCGCGGGGCACATCAACTATAAGTACCGAATTGATCTCGGACTTAAAGAACTCCCAACCTTTTGTTTGCCAAACCTCCGGCTCTTTTAGTTTCTCCTGTCTGTATCGTTCCCAATCTTCGCGTTGGTTACTGTTAGCGAACTGGTAATTGAACGCCGGGTTACGTCCGTCAAATATACGGCTCAACTTGTCAAAGCAAACTCCCGTTATCTCGTTTGTCTTTACGGGATAACGGAACAGTTCCTTGAACAATACGAATTTGTCGTGAGGTAGAATATTCTCCACCATCGCCAGAAACTGCGTCAGTGGAATGGAAATATAAGGCGCATTGAAAGCAGTGACACGCTTGACCGTATGAAACTTGATGCGGTTTTGGTGTATTCTTGCGCGGGTAAGAGTGGCCGAACTTTTATTTTCGGCCAGTCTTTTCCTTATCTCCTCTACGTTGTAACCCATTGTTCACGAACTCGTATTTACTGTCATCCGGCAAATGCCAACCGCCGTTACGCGGCATTCTCAATATTCTCTCTGCGTGGGAAAATTCAAATTCCTCTGTAACGCCGTTCGCAACGAGCGTTACCGCCGTTGTTTTTGCGTTCATATTAAGCAGGGATTAAATCGGTGAGAGGATTGAAGTCGGACGGGGTAACTATCTTCAGACCGTCTGAATAGTTCTCCGGGTACGACCACTGAACAGGGTTGTAGTCCTTACCGTCATAGTTGCCGTGAATCTTGTCGCCGACAAACAGTGAACGGATAGGTATAGGATAGTAAGTGTTAGGCTCGGTCTTGTCCTGTATTGCCTCGATACGTCCGTGTTCATCGAACAGGTAAACGCCGAGGTTTCCGGCGGCGGCCTCACACTGGAGTTCCTTGATCTTCTCGATCACACTCTGGTCGATAGCGCGGAACTGACCTGCGAACTGTACGGGGTTGCCTCCGAGTACGGTAGCAATACCGCCCAGATCATCGTTACCACCGCTTGACATTCGTGCGTCACCACCCGAATCAGCAGGAGCGTTCACATAAGGAGAAATGGCAATCTTTGTGCCGTTTGTTGCGGCCATCTTTGCAGTCCAACTGGCTAACAGTGTGATGGTCGGGGTAGTCGGAGTTCCGCTTGCGGCGGCAAAAGAGTTCTTTGTTCCGTCTGCTTGGCGCAGTCTTTGGAATGCAACTTTCTGAATTTGGCCGAAGTTTTCCGGGCAAACCGAATTAGGAATGGTAGGGATTGCCGTTGCGGCCGGACATTGACAAATCATAACTGTAATTTTTTTAGTGAATAATGAAGTTATCGCGGTTGGCCCGTAGCCGCTTTACGCCACAAATGTAGTTATTTTTTATAAAAATCGCATACAAACTAATATTTTTTCGTTTCCGTGTAATTTATCATCCACTGAAAGATAATTGATTGTGCGCCAATTCTGCGCGTTTAGTGTACCTTCACTCCACGACTATTGATTCCGTATGGTCTGGTGTTACCGTCAGCAACCTCTTTTTCGTAGATACCCGTCAGACCGTCCGCATCGTCATCGTGGTCGTTTGCATCGAACTTCCTCAAAAATCCGCTTAAATGCTTATAGAATGCAGGGTAGCGTTCCTCCCACCCGAACGGCATTATTATCTGCTCATTCACAAACGGCGCGTTCGTTATGATCCTGCTTTCCTTGTTCGCTCCTTGATAGAAAGCCACAGTCAACGCCCGGATTTTCTTCTTGATCGTCTTTTCATACTGACTGCCACCATTATTCGATTCAACCCAAACTTTCTGCGTATTGTTGCTGTTTATCATTCGGGGAACGGTTACGGTCGTAACGTCCGTTGGTGCGTCAGTAAATTCAATGTCGGTTATCAGTACGAACAACAACGGCTCGAACCGCTTTGACTTTTCGTTCCAGATTGTGCTATCTGACTTGTACACGTCATAGGTAGCGGCGAACAGGTAGTCATCGCCCTCGTCTGCAACGTCAATATAACAACCCGATCGGATATAAGTTCCCCAGTCTTTCTTTTCAACCCACGTCTTGAACGGTCTGTATAACTTACCCTCTGCGTTACCGGGGTTTCCTTGATACAGACACTCAAAACCGACTGGATCAATCTTCTTTTGGCTGACAAGCCTTTCCAGTGAGTGACGTTCGGGCCAAAGCGCAGTTCCTTGCTCCCTCTGGTCGATCTCTGTCGGTTGCCCGGTCTTGATAGCCTCGAAGTTGACAAGAACCCAAGTGTCATCCGGGACGTTCTCGAAGTCCGACCACTTCTCTGCAACAATCACTTTCTCCGTTTCGAGTATCTTTCCGATTATATCCTCTGGATGCCACCGGGTAAACACAATCAATTGTTGGGAATCGTTGTGCAAACGGGTTCGTGCAACCTTGGTGTACCAATCCCACGCCGTTTGCCGTATCTGTGGCGAATTGGCTTCGCTTGCGTCTTTATACAGGTCGTCAAATATCATCACGTCAACAGTCTTTGATGTCAAAGAACCGCCACGACCAACCACTCTCAAAGAGCCAGTATGGTTTACGATCTCAAACACATCGGAGTTTCGGAGGTAGGTATTTGAGATAGTAACGACATTCGAACCGTTCAATTGCGTT